GGAACGATGACATCATGGCAGCTACCCGCTACGGTGCGCTGTCACTCCGTTTCGCCGCATCCGGGAAGGATGACAGGTGGGACCAGGACATTAAGTACCCGAAACTGGGGATCGTGTAGATGGCTGATCCGTTTCTAGCGCAACGTCTAGGACCGTTCTTGGCTCCGTCCAAGTCGCCCTGGGAGAACCTACTCCAGCGGTTTAAGAACATTGGTCCGAGGACGATGGAGAACATCGCGGCGAGTGCCGAGATGCTGGGCGCTGCTCCGCAACGCTCTGTAATGCATCAATCGAAGGTTCCAGAGCCAGCGTTTTATGACTCCGCACGAACTGTCGGACGGAACATAGCCGGTCTATTGGGTATTGGTTCTGCCGTGCCGGCAGGGCTCCTGCAGGCGCTGGTAGAGGACCCCATCTCTGAACAACTCCAGCTAGAGGCTGACCTCAGTGAGGGTCAGGCGGAGATGGCTGCGATGGCGGCGACTGGTCTGATCCCCCTCGGGGCGACAACCAAGGCCGGCAAGTTAAGTAAACTCAAGCGAGTAAAGTCTGGAGAGAGCAAAGGTCAGTACGTTGGTGGTCCTAGAGGTTTAGACAGTCCACAAAAGCTCGGTGCAATGCTGAAGGACTACAAGCAACTTGTCCAACTTGGGATAGAGGGTCGTTACTTTTACGATGACAGTAGTAACTTCTTCCTGGCGGCAACCGGGGGTAATGTTCCGGAAGCGACAAAGCTGGCGAGGAGTTCGGCCGTCTATTCACAACGAATGGGTGTTGATCCGAACCTGGGGCACGCTATAAAGGCTCATTACGAGGCTGCGTTGGGGAATAAGATTACTGCTGGTGGGTTCCCTGCTACACAGCGACCAACTGTTCAGGAAATCTACAAGGGTGGCGATCCAGACTTAGGGCCAAAGCGCGGTCCTTACTCAAAGAACCTCCAGGTCGCCTGGGAGCCTGGTTTATCTGACAAACCTGTAAATGATATTTGGCAGGGTAGGGCGATGGGTTACACGGACCCAGCAGGGGAACCGTGGTCGTCTGGGTTCTCTCCAACACAGCACGAATTTATGAATGCTGTAACTAATGAGCGAGTAACGCCGAAGTTAAACGAAGAAAAGCTCGGTGGTTATGACGATTGGGATAATTTAAAAACCCAGGCTGCGTCATGGTCGGGTGAGCAATTGGACACAGGCTATATCAAGCCTGGTGAAGAGGGTTACAACTACTCAACCTTTGAGCCAAAGTATCGCGGCCTGTTGACCAGGGAGACTATGCCTGGATCAACTACTGGTCATTTGCAGGAGATGTTGTCAGACCCAATAGTGCGGCGGGATTTTCACGAAGAGATGATGGAAATTCTCATCGATCCAACGTCCGGTAAAGATAAAATTGCTCGAGGTTTTCATTTATTAACACCTGATGATCCGTTCCAAGCTCGAGGGTTTTATGTGAACCCAGACGGACAGGTGGAAATGAACCCAGCCTATCATGTGCCGTTCCTGGCAGGTCGCAAGAAGGTTGATCGTAAGTACGGGAAAATGACGACGGTGGACCCCGCCACTGAGGCTTTAGTTAGAGCTGCTGAGGGTACTTATTCTCAAGTAACCGCGCAAAATATGTATGGGTTTAATTATGTGATGGCCCAGGACGCAAAAACACTGCCGCAGGTTACCTCTGCTTTGGTTGATATGGGTAGGCCGCCCACTGATACGGAATTGATCGATGTTTATCAGAGAATGTCCAAAGTATGGGGAGATATGGCAATTCCATCACCCCACGATATTGGGTTTAATATTCTGTATTTCGGGCCGCCAAAACACCTGAAAAAAGATAAAGCTGGACGTTATCAGGGGTCGAAATTTGCGTCAGAAGCTGGTAAAATAATCGATGATTTTTCAAAAAACACCTTAAAGCAAAAGGTGGGGGTGCAATATGCCCAATCAAAAACAGGATTCGACCAGACCGATTGGTCTACCGACAGATACGGAATGGGTTACGTTCAGTCTGCTGACATCGGAAGACGACCCAAATTACGCCAGGCTTACGATGACGTCGTCCCTGAGATCGCCGCCAAAATCAACGCGCTCGAAAACAGGTTCGCGCCGAAACACGGACTGACCGTTAATAAAGACATTCAGAAGATGCGCGAAGCCCTGGCGCGAGGTGGAATGAAGGGCCTTGAGAAATTAATTAAGACAGGAACCCTTCCCGTGACCCTGGTGGCGACGTTCATGTACGAGCTACGCTTCGGCACATCTGAACCAGAACAGACGTAAAAAAACAGGCAACCGAGAACCGGCCTTTATGGCCGGTTTTTTTATGGAAAAATATGGCAAAAAAACCAACAGACGAAGAACTACTAGCAAGAATCGACACTGAGGTCACATCCGCACTCGGCTACGGGGATGAAATCTCGGCCCAGCGCAGGAAGGCGCTCGAATACTATCTCGGGCAACCATTCGGCACCGAGGTGGAAGGTCGCTCCCAGGTTGTAGATTCTACTGTGATGGATACGATCGAGTGGATCAAACCCTCGCTGATGCGTGTGTTTGCCTCCGGTGATGAAATCGCCAAAGTCCACGCCCAAGGCCCAGAAGACGTGCCTTACGCTGAACAAGCGCAGGACTACATAAACTGGGTACTCTCCCGACAAACCAATTTCTTTGAAGTCGCTAACACCTGGTTCACAGACGCACTCCTGGCGAAGGTGGGTATTGTCAAAGTCTGGTGGGACGATTCCGACAAGTGGGACCGAGAGACTTACTCTGGTTTGTCTGATACCGAGCTTGAAAATCTCCTGATGGATGACACGGTGGAGGTGTTGGAACACACCGAAGAGATCGAAGACGGTGATATTCCGATCACCACCCACGATATTGTCATCACCCGGCACAGTCAGAAAGGCCGGGTTCGTATTGAAAACATCCCCCCCGAAGAATTCCTCATCAGCAAAGACGCGAAAGCGGTAGACGATGCCCGCTTTGTCTGCCACCGCGTGAAAAAGACCGTGACAGAACTCCGCGAAATGGGATACGACATCGACCCACAGGAGATCACCAAGGGTGATGAATACTGGTCGGCTGAAACATCCGCTCGCCATGCCTTTGACCAATCAGGCACATGGCAACCTGAAAATGTGGATGCGGAAGACGCACTCAAAGAAGGTTGGGTATATGAGAGTTATCTCCGAACTGACTACGACGGTGACGGCATCGCGGAGCTGCGAAGGATTCTTACTGTCGGCAACACCGTCCTCGAAAACGAGCCGGTAGACCGCAGACCCTTCTGCACTCTCTGCCCCATCCCCATCCCGCATAAATTCTACGGTGAGTCTGTCGCTGATCAGGTGATGCCGGTCCAAGAGGTTAAGAGCGTACTGCTGCGAAACCTCCTTGACAATATGTACCTGCAAAACGCAGGCCGTCTGGCTGTGCAGGAGGGCATGGTGCAGCTTGATGACTTGCTGACCCAAAGACCCGGCGGCATTGTCAGAACAAAAGCCCCTGGGGCAATTACTCCGTTACCCACCCCCGCACTTCAGCCCTACACCTTCGAGGTGATGAAGTACATGGACTCCATCCGCGAGGAAAGATCGGGGATGACCAAGATGTCGCAAGGGTTGGATGCGAATGCGTTGACCAGCCACACTACCGCGACTCAGGTCGCCCAGGTGATGACTGCAGCGCAGCAAAGGGTGGAGATGATTGCGCGGATATTTGCCGAAACCGGGGTGAAGGATTTGGTAAAGGCCATCTTTGAATTAGCGCAGAAGAACGAAGAAAAAGAGAAGTATATAAAACTGCGTGGTGATTTTATAGAAGTGCGTCCCGATATGTGGCGCGATTACCTGGACTGCACCGTGGAGGTCGGCCTGGGACATGGCAACCGTGACCAGCAACTCCTCCACCTCTCCACAATTCTACAGTTCGCCAGCCAGGCTATGTCCGGTGGACTCTCAATAATTACCGAGGAGAACCTGTACAACCTGGGCGCGAAGATGATCGAGAACATGGGCTTCAAGGACGTCCAAAATTACATCACCAAACCCCAACCCAAACAAGGTCCATCGCCACAGGAGCAGATGGCCCAGGCTGAGATGCAGATAAAACAGAAAGAGCTTGAGATAAAAGCCGCAGATGTGCAGATCAAAGCGCAGAAGGTCCAACAGGACGCGGCAGAGGCGAAGGTGGATGCCAGTCTGAAGCTGCAGGAACTTCAGCTAGAGGCAGTCCAGCAAAGGCCCGTAGCCATTGGCTAAAGAGGACCGCGCAAAAAGATTACTCGGAGATCCCGTCTTCAACGAAGCATGGGACACTCTCCGGCAAAGATTCCTCGACACCTGGGAGAACTCCCAACCCGAGGATATGACCGCCAGGGAAAACGCCTGGCAGAGTTTGAAAAACCTCACAGAGTTGAAACAGCACTTCGAGTCATTAGTGATGACGGGTGAATTCGACAAGAGGTAAGAAACTCGTTTCGCGAAACAAGCCCAAAAGGATTTGGGGAGCCGCCTGCGGGCGGCTTTTTTCATGGAGAACCACATGGCCGACACGCCCACAGCACCGGCAGTTAACACCGACGAGGGGTCTATTCTAGAGGCCCAAAACGCAATACTTGGTTTATTGGACTCGAGTGAAGAGCAACCAAAAGCCGAGGAAGCACCCCCGACCGAAGTAGATGACTCTGAAAATCCAGATGAATCTCCAGAGGCGGTTTCAGAGGACGAACCGGAAGAAGATGATTCTGAAGAGGAGTCCGAAGACGAAGAGCCAGAAGAAGACGAAGAGGAACCCCTGTATGCCGTCCGTGTGGACGGTGAAGAGCAGGAGGTCAACCTTGACGAACTTCTGAAAGGCTATTCCCGTCAATCCGCGTTCACTAAAAAAACGCAGGATCTGGCTGAAGAACGCAAGCAGATCGAGGCACTGCAATCGCAGTACAACCAAGAGATGCAGCAGATTCAGTCAGAGCGTCAGCAATATTCGCAATACCTTCAATCCATTATTGAAAACTCCAACTTCGACCAGTATGCAAATGTTGATTGGGAACGCCTCAAAACCGAGGACCCCATCTCATTCCTGGAAAAGAAAGAGGAGTTAAGAGAAGCCCAGGAAAAAGTCGCCCACGTCCAACGTGAACAACAGCAGGCAGTGGCGAGAAATGACGTAGCAGCCAAACAACAGTGGCAGCAGTCTGTAAAGCAGGAACACGGCAAGCTGGTGGAGAAACTACCAGAGTGGGGTGATCCAGCCAAACAGAAAGAGCTTGCTGGTGAATTGCGCTCCTACGCCTCCAGTGTGGGTTTCCAAGATGCTGAGATCGAAAGTCTTATAGACCACCGCTCTTTCATTGTTCTGAACAAGGCTCGTTTGTATGACGAACTTCAAAAGTCCAACCCAAAGGCCAAGAAGCTCAAAAACAAACCGAAAGTCATTCGGAGCGGAAAGGGAACCAGCGCGAAATCGGAAACGAAGGCAAAGCGAACTGCGATGCGAAACCGACTGAAGGAGAGCGGCCACGTTAATGACGCGGCAGCACTTCTTGAGGATTTAATCACTTAACAAAGAGACAAACAAATGGCAATTGCAAGCAATACCTCACTGACTTATTCGTCAGTAGCGATCCGCGAGCAGTTAGCCGATGTCATCTACAATATCGCTCCTTTGGATACGCCCTTTTTTAGTGCGTGTTCACGCGAAAAGGCCGACAACACTTACTTTGAGTGGCAGACTGATACCATTGCTTCTGGTGCAGCCAACCGTCAAATAGAAGGTGATGACAGCCCGGCCGCGACCGCAAGAGCGTTACCAACCCGGT